AGCACCATCATAGAATGTAATAGAATAATCAGAAGGGACTTCAAGTCCCTTTTTTAATACAATAAAATTGTTACTTGAGTCCTTCACTTCTATAGACTCATAATGATGGAAGGCATCATAGTTAGTTACACCATACTTCTTATTCATGTAGAGTTCAAATGCCCTATTAGTCATTGGCCATTCATCTTGAATGTTTATAATATTGTTTGATAGAAGGACAATCCAATCATAATTAGAACTTTTATATATTTTATGGGCAACATTATCAGGTCTCTCATCACCACGAATTGTATAAGTGGTGAAGTTAGTTAGGTCTTGAAATAATTTATCATTCAACTTCACTCTCTTAAAGAGATTCTTTACCTCTGTGTATGAGGATATATTTTGCTCACTAGGAATCCTGTTTACATAATCAAAGTTAGGAAGATAAGAGAAGTAGTTTGACATTTTTAGTAACCCATGTTTCTATGTTCGCTGTATGCTCCAATAGCATCATCATCTGGATCATCAAACTCATCAGCATAGATTGGTTCAAGTTCACCAAAACTCATCTGCAGATCATATGCTGTAAGTGAACCATCTTGATTATATGTCATGTAAGTTCCATCAGGAGTATAGTTCACATTAAGATTGGTCATTGCCATTGGTTTGAATACATTCAAATAGGGATGTATCTGACCAGCACTTGCACCTTTGGCATTATATATGTACTCCAAAGTGAATACTCTAGGTGTCAAAAGGAATAGGTTGGAGGTTGACCTCTGAACTGCCATGTTCTTTTTGAACACTCTGATTATTTCTTTTACTTCTTGTGCTTCCTTCTTTGACCTTGGAGTAAATCTAAAATTAAAATTAAATGTACGCAGGTTAGGACCTTTGAAGAGAAGTTCAAGATTAGGATTGAGTGTTATTCCTGCAGTTCTGCCAAGGATGTTTGCACCAACTGCTTGACCAGCAAAGTATGCAATCAATCCTGCTTGAGACATTTCATCCTTAAACATTTCCTGAATATCAGTACCCAAATCTTTTACAGCCTCACCCATTATCTCTAGTGCTTTACCAGGAGTACCAATATTTCCTATACTTTCTATACCTCCCATGGCAGCTCTACCCAAAACCATTTGAAGTGGGTTTAGATTGTCTCCACCCCAACTAACAGCATTTGATTCAGAAAAGTTAGGTTGCATGGGGAGAATCACTGTCTCCTTCTTGGTTGCATCTCTTACAATTCTTTTCTTTGCACTCAATTTTTGACTGAGTGAAAGAGCTTGTCTTCCACCAGCAGTGTATTCATATGCAGTTATTCTGATGAAATCATATCCAAGTTCAGGAACTGATATGGGATATCTGAGTACATTTTTTCCTTCAGGTATTGCTTTGCCTTTTTGTGTTGGATCTCTGTATCCATGTTTGCCCATTTTATCTGCACCAGGATCTACTGGTGATGTTTGTGGGTTATCAGGATCTGTTTCTGAATCATTTCCAACTGATTTATACCTTTTAGTTTTTTTTAATTTTTCAAACTCTGAAGGTTCTAATTCTTTTTTTGCTGTGGCAACAAATTCATTCTTTGTTAAATCCAGAACTTGCTCAAGTTGTCTGCCTCTGGTGCTTGACTTATCTGCATCAAAGTAGGTTGCGTAGGTATCGCCACTCTGATATGATTGAGAACCATCTGCATCAAGGGTTGACATCAATGTCTCACCAGAACTAGTCTTTTCAGAGAGTGTTATCTGTCCATCCTGTACATTGAATCTTGCTATTACTTGTCCCTTTCTTTTATCAATTGGATTATTAGGATCATCAAATTTACTGAAAGACATGGTAGTCTCATAGACGAGTTCATTCCCATCCTTCTTTTTCCAACCTGTATTGTTATTTTTAGATGGCATTGATCATCCTTGCATTTAAGTATTTATTAGGAAATGTTGAGTTGGAATGGACCTAGCATCCCTTAATTCAAGTGGATATATTACATGCAAATTACCCACAACTTCATTCCAGGTATAGTTTCTAAACTTACCCCAATGATAATTCAATCCTTTAAACCCCCATCTATCAATAGACACACAAGCAATCAATGGGTTCTGATCATATTTTATTCTTGGTGTCTTTGGTTGATACACAAATGTGTAGTATCTTCCAACATCAGGAACAACCTCTGTCTCTGTTAGCACTTCAAGAAGAGCCATCATTCTATCATCAGCAGATGACTTGTTGATGATATCATCTACAACATACTCTAATCTATTTTCTGCGCTTTCTAGATACTCCTCTTGTTCCATAGTTCTTCCTAGTATGATGTTTTTCTGGGAAGATTTGATTCTCCGTCATTATCTGAAACTCAATACCATTATCTTTGGCAAACTCTGACGCTGCTTTCCACTTGGCTTTATTTATCTCAAAAGTTGCACATTCATATAGGTATGACTTGGTGACTCTACTCTTCTTCTCAGGTGGTTTGGTTTGTTTGTCAGGTTTTATCTCTATGATATATCTCTTGCCATCAGTCTTCTCAATTAAGAAGTCTGGATAGTACCTATGAACCTTACCATCAGCAGGTGATACATATGGGATTGAGAACTCTTCACTTGCCCACTTTTTTATGCTAGGATTGGTATCACACTCCTTACAGAACCTTCTTTCCCATGAACTCCTACAAATAATATTGTTAGGATTGCCCATGTATTTGTCTGGGTTGGTGGGTTTATATTTTGTCTTTATAGATTGCCCCACTTTCTGTCTACATAGTATGGTAATCATCTTATTTATAGATGGCAGGGATATCAAAGTACACTACAGATAGTTTGAGACAAAAGTTGCTGCACAATGCAACAACTTCACAATACTTTCTGTCAATTAATCTGCCAGCTGCAGTAAGAACACATATTGCACAACAAAAAGGTGTAGCAGTTGATGCTGGATTGCAAGAAAGAATCAACATCTCTTGCACTGATGCAACTCTTCCTGGTTCATCATTTGCCACTCATGATGTGACGTCAGACTTCATGGGTGTCACTGAGAAGATGGCATATAGAAGGATGTATGATGACACAATGTCTGTGTCAATGATTGTTGACTCTGAATATAAAACCCTTCACTTCTTTGAGGGTTGGATGGATTATATTGCTGGTAAGGAAATTACTAATAGAGGTAGTAATGATAACTATAAGAACTTTAGAAATGGATTTAGGATGAACTATCCTGATTCTGATCCTGGTGAACTGGGTAAAGGTTATAGATCTCAAAATCTAATTGAATTATTTAAATTTGAAAGAGATGTTACAACAAAACAAAGTATCAAATACACTTTAATTCAGGGATTTCCTATCTCCATGAACCCAATGGACATCAGTTATGGTGCAACTGATCTTCTCAAACTAACAGTGAACTTCTCATTTGTCAGATATGTGACTGAACCATACAATCCAGGTGAGACTAAAGACGTAGGAAAAGAACAAAGTCCTCTTGCTAGTCTTAGTAATTTTCTTCTTACACAGAACTTCCTTAACTTCAAACCAGGTGATGGAAAGGTTAATCCAGAACTTAATTTTATGAATCAAAATACTGCCTAAATATTCACACTGATTTTTTTATAGGATATTATGCCTTTACCAAAAATTGTAACACCAACATTTGAGTTGGATTTGCCTTCTTCAGGAAAAACAATTAGTTATAGACCTTTCCTTGTCAAGGAAGAAAAACTACTTGTGATTGCACTTGAGTCAGAGGACTCACAACAAATTACATCAGCAATCAAAGCTGTCATCAGTGATTGTATCTTGACAAAGGATGTTAAGGTTGATCAACTTCCAACTTTTGATATTGAATATCTCTTCTTGAACATCAGAGGTAAGTCTGTAGGAGAGGTTGTAGAGGTAAACATTGTCTGTCCAGATGATGGTGAGACTGAAGTAAAGGTGTCAATCAATCTTGATGACATTCAAGTCATCACAGATGAAAATCATACAAAGACTGTTAAACTTGATGATACTTACTTCATGGACATGAAGTATCCATCTCTTGATCAGTTTATCAGAAACAACTTTGAATTTGAAGACCCAGATCTTGATCAATCATTTGATCTGATTGGAACTTGTATTGATAAAATCTATGATAGTGATGAAGTATGGTCTACAGGTGATGTAAGTCCTCAAGAGGTGAAGGAATTCCTTGAGCAGTTGAACTCAACTCAGTTCAAAGAGATTGAGAAGTTCTTTAGCACAATGCCCAAACTTTCTCACACCATTGATGTGAAGAATCCTAAGACAAAGAAAAAGAACAAAGTCACACTGGAGGGACTCTCAAGTTTTTTCGCATAGGCATGGCTCATATGGATATGATGTCATACTATAAACTAAATTTTGCCTTGATGCAGTACCATAAATACTCATTGACTGAGATTGAAAATATGATCCCTTGGGAGAGGGAAGTATATACTATTCTACTTGAGCAACATCTTAAAGAAGAAGAGGAAAAGGCAAAGAGAAAGAATGGCTCTTGAGAACCCCACCAACGTAGATAAAGAAATTGACCAGGGTATCTTGCGAGATTATCTTGGTATTGAGGATGGGAGTGATATAGATTTTGGAACATATAAAACACTAATCAAAGAGAAAATCACTGCTGCCAGAATGGGTGGTAGTGATATGGATAGTGGTGATGTTGACATTCTTACAAGAGAGTTTGTCAGGATTAAAAAGATTCCTGTACCTGATGATCAGGTAAAACCAAAAATTGATGCAAAGAAATTTTTTGCTGAGCAAGAGAAAGCAAAAGAGAAAACTGAAGAGAAAGAACAAGATAAAAAAGAAACTAGAATATCCCAAGAAAAGTTTCTCAAGACTGCTCAAAACACAACAAAGGAAACTAAAGAAAAAGTTTCACCACAACTTTTACTTCCAGGAACTGCTACTCCCCAACAAGAAGAGAAGGAGGAGGATCAGCAGGAGGACGTCAAGAAAGGTATTGATGAAGTATCTCTCAAACTCACTGACCTTGAGGAAAATTTAAAGAGCATCTTAGAGACTCTCAAGAATCAATTCAAACTTGACAAAGAAGAAGAAAAGGAAGAAGATACTTTAGAGGCAAGAGAAAAAAGAAAAGCAAGAGAGGCAAAGTTAGAGGACAAAGGGGCAGATAAAACTGATAAGAGTATCAATAAGAAAGTGGTCAAACCTGTCAAGGGCATCTTTGACATGATCATGGATTTCTTTAAGAATATTCTTCTTGGTGGTGCTCTTTTATTCCTTCTTAAACTACTTCAAGATCCTAAGAAATATTTACAACCACTGGTTGATGCTTTCAATAGTGTTCTTGAATTTTTCAATGGTATTATAAGAGCAATCAATGGATTCATAAATGAATTTAACTATTGGATTCTTAAACCAATAAGCAACTTTGTTATTGGTCCAATCTATGGTGCATTTAATTTTATTGAAGATAGAATTAATGATGTATTGAAACTCTTTGGACAAAATCCTCTGAACAACATACCAGATCAAGCGCCACAAATTCAGATACCAAAGATACCTGAGATTCCACTGTTTGATCCATTCAATACCTTACCTCAGAATCAACAGAAACCACCCCCACCAAAGAGCACACCTGCTCAAGGACTTGAAGGTGGTGGTGTGGTTCTTAACAACACCACTAATGTTGGAGATGTGAATGTCCAAACCATGTCAGAAGGTGGCAAGGTCAATAGCAACACAGGACAGAAAGTAAAAGGCATGGGTGCTGATACTCAGATGGTTGCATTGCAACCTGGTGAGATTGTTATGAGCAAACCTGCTGTTCAGTATCATGGTGCTAATAAACTACTTGCAATGAACAAGGAAGGTGGTGGAACAAATGTTCCTAAGAGAGGCACAGTGACTGGTATGCAAGGTGGTGGTATGGTATATGGTTCCAACCTAAAATATCCAAGTCCTGTTCCTGGTTATCCAAACTATGAAAAACCAAGTGATTCTTTTGGACAATTTTTTGCTCAAATATACAAATCTGCTAAGAAGTATGGTGATCCATTCCCAGAGGTTGTTGCTGCACAAGCAGTAGAGGAGAGCAACTTTGGAAAGTCAAATCTTGCAAGGGAAGCATTTAATTTGTTTGGTCAGGATGCTCCTCCATCATATCCTGCATCAAGAAAATATGATTATATTGATCCTATTGAGGGAAAACATACTGCTATTAAGTTCAAGAGTTTTGATGAGTCTGTAAAGTATAGAGTTAAACTCTGGAAGCAATATTATGGTTCTGCCAAAACACCAAGTGAAGCCATCAGAAATATTGCTGCTGAAGGATACAATCCCCACTCAGTATATCCTGGTAAGATTGAGGCAGTGATGAGAGAGTATGGCGTTGTTCCAAATCTTCCAAGTCCAGTAAAGAGTTCTGTCACTCCTACCACAAAAAAAGTATCATCAGAACCTGCTGTTGACAATAGATCCATGCTTGAAAAAGGTTTGGATTGGATGACTACTAAGGGTAGACAATTACTTGGTTTTTCAGGTGGTGGTTATATTGAGCAAGTAAAGAAGAGAGATAATACTCAAGGACCAAATGCTAATAAGAAAATCTTTTTACACTGGAGTGCAACAGGTAGAAATAGTGTTGGTCCTTATGCACAGGGTGCTGGTTATCATTCACAAATCACAGCAGGTGGTTTAAGATCAGTTGCACCTTATGGAAGTAGAAAACCTTATCATACTTATGGTAAGAATACTACAAATGCAGCAGGAATTGCTGTGTCTGGTATGTCTGGAGCAAGTGAGGAAAACTATAAGACTTGGGGACAACATGCAATTACATCAACTCAGTATAAGGGTATGGCAAAAGAATCTGCTGCCCTTGCTACTATATGGGGATGGAAACCAGGTGATATTACATCAGCAAGAGTGAGAACACACTCTGAGGAGTATAGAGATCATCCAGAATTTTATCATAGAAATAATTCAAGTCACTATCGTTGGGACCTCAATAGACTTTATGCATCCAGGAAGAAAAACTCTGGTGGTGATGAGATAAGAAGGATGATTAAATCTGAAATGAATTTATTCAAAGGTGGAAGTGGTGATCCTACAGGATCAAAACCTATGAGTGCTGCACAAATAAAAGCAAAGCGAGATATTTCAAGTCTTGAGAAAGATATAGCTTCAGCACAATCTGCACTTAGAAATGTTGCGTATGCACATGGTCCTCTTGGAAATATCACAAGATTGAATCTTGAGAATAACATACAGAAATTAGCAAAGATGAAAGCACAATATAAACTTGACTATCCTGAGTTGAAGTTGACTGCATTAAGTCAAAATCAAAATTCACAAGTTACTTCTGCTGCAGGTCCTGTTCCAGCAGCTGTAGTTTCTTCATCACAAGATACTAGAGTTGCACCTGGTCCAAGGCAACCATCCACCTCTGTTGTCTCTGCCCCTGCACAAAGAAGTGGACAAGTACCACCAGGTGCAACACCACAATCTGCAGCATCTGGTGGTCCTCAAAATACTGTTCCTGTTTTTGATTCAACAGACTCTATGAACACTGAGACTCTTATCATCAAATCCATCTACAGTCTGGTAGGATAAAATGGCACTTCCACTTCTTCTCGCTGGTGCTAAGGGATTGTTGGCAGGTGCTGCCAAGCAGGGTATTAAGAAAGCTGCAACTGATGCTCTTAAAAAGAAAGCAAGGAATGTAGCAAAGAATAAAGCAAAACAGTTTCTTCAGAAAAAGAAGAAAGGTGCTCTAGCAAGAGTCACAGGAAAAGATGGTGCCCTTGTTAAGTCAAAAGGTGGTGCTCTTGCCAGGTCAATGGAAGGTGGTGGTGTTAGTGCTATTGTAAAGACACCTCCCATTAAACCTAGAGATCCAAAAGTAACATCAACTGGTGGAAAGATAGGATTTGAAAAGATAACTACTCAGGTAGGCAATCTTGTTAGTATATCAGGGTCAATTGATGACGCAATAAAAGGTCAGTATCAGGCAGAAGTTGAAGCAGCAAAGGAGAGAAAGAAACAACTTGCTGCTGCAAGAAGGAGAAGAAGAGAGAGACTGCTTGAAGGTGTCAAGGGAGCAGCAGGTGTTCTCTCAGGTATCATAGGTGGTGTAGCAGGTAAGTTTAACTTCCTTGACTTTATTAAAAACATTTTAATAGGTGGCATTCTTCTGTTCCTTCTTAAGAACTTTAAGAAGATTATGGGTGCTCTCACATTCTTGAGAGATAATCTTTATCTTATATTCTTACTTACAAGAGGTGCATTCCAAGTATTTGGAAGGGGATTAGGACTAGTAGTTAAGATATTAAAAGGTGCTGTCAAGGGTGTTCTGAGATTTATAACAGGCACTGTCAAGACTATATTCAAA